AGATGAAGAAATGAGATTAGGAAGAGAGCTCACAAATGCAGAGAAGTTTAAAGTGGGTGCTCCTGAGTACATAAGGACGGCTGTATCTGGAGCATCTACTTTAGCTTTGACTTGGGGAGCTTTTGGTCTTAATAAAAAGATAATTACCGGTCTTAATTCTTCTCTTATTCTTGCAGGAAAGCAGCTTGATATGACTAGAGCGGCTTTCAAGGATTACTACGATGAGACAATTCAGTATCTTCCAGAGAATGCTACAGAAGCTAAGAAAATTCAGAAGATAATCGAGGCTAGACCTACACCTGGAAATGATGAGAAGACTTGCGTAAACTTCGAAAAGCTTAAGGAAGTTATCGATAACAATGAGATTGTTCATATTGTTGAACGAAATACTGGTATGCAGTATGATACGACACTATCAGAGTTCTCAGATGCTCTTGATCAGTCTAACTCAACCGTTGATGAATGGGGATATTGTGCATTAAATACCTTCCATGAGTTCATGAATGTAGCTAATACAGAGATTGGTTGGGATATTGGCTGGGCTAGAAGCATCTATGATGGCGTTGGCGAGCCTGTAATTAGATGTACATGTGATGCAAAGTATATTTTGAATCAGAATAGACGTGTAATCTATGTTACATTTGCTACAGGTCCAGATCTTAGAGTTTAACTCGCAAAAAATACGTACCATATAATGGACGTGTTGTGTCTAAAAATCTATATAAGGAGGAAATAAAAATGGCAGACAACACAAATGAAACAATGGAAAAGGCAAATGAGATCATTGAGAAGGAAGAAAAGGTAGGTTTCTTCACAAAGGTCGGAAATGGCATTAAGTCCGGAGTTAAGAAGGTTAAGACAACTATGTCTGAGCATCCGGTTGCAACATTTATTACTGGTACAGTAGTAGGTGCAGCAACTACGGTTGCAACGGCAGTAGCTGTTAATAAGGCTCTTAACAAGGACAACAATGAAGAACTTGAAGGAACTGATATTTCCAACGACGATCTTGCCGATGTTGAGAATGTGGAAGATGATACTAATGTAGATATCTGACACACGTCCACGTAGGTCATGGAAACATGGCCTACATCTTTTTGCAAATGATATTTAACAAAGGAGTTTTTAACAAATGGCTAATAATGATGAAATGATTAATGAACTAAATAAGGCTGATAAGATCGGTGATATTATTGAAGGGGTTGCAAATACAGTTCTTGGTGTTGGTTCTTCATTCCTTATTCATAAGGCTGTAAAGAATATTTATACACCTAAGAACCTTCCTGAAAAGATTCTGATGTATCTCGGAGAAGCAGCATTATCTACAGCGGTAACTGGTGCAGCAGCAAATACGGTACATGATATTTGTCATCCGTTTAGTGAAGCAAAGAAGGAGCAAATGGTAAATAGTACTCTTGTTCTTCTAAATGGTACAAATGAGCTTGCGGCATCGGCTTTATCATTAGTTCAGACTACGTCAAATGAAGGTGACCTCCTTTGTAAGGCGATTTATGAAACTGTCGATGTTCCAGATGTAGGCGTTGATATTCATAAATTTATAGAAGATGTTAGTGCTAGCATCGATATTGACGAGGAAGAAGGTAATGATAATGAGTAATAATGTTAAGAATGATCACCACAAGGAAACTATGGCTGATATTTATAACAGTTTGTCTGTTGAGCAGAAAGGTCTGTTCGATGCTGATATTGCTACAGCATGGGCTGTTGGCGAGGAAGTTGGAACAATGAATCAGAACTCTGCTTTGCTTGCAATGACTATGACTGACATTCAGGCAGAACTTCTCATTAAGATGAGACAAAAGGCATTTAGTCAGGGAAAGGCTGTCGGTGAACTTAAAGCTCAGGGTAAAACACCAGAAGAGATCTCTAAGCAGCTTCATATTCCGCTAAAGAAGATTAAGGAGGAACCTGACAATGGCAGTAGTGAGAATGTGTGATGAGTATCCGAATGGTGGCACAAACAAGCCTGTAGTTCATAGAGTAGCTAGTGATCCTGGTTTATCTGCACCGAAAACTCAGGAGACTAAGATTGAATTTCAGCCAGTGGTATCTGAGAAAGGTTCAATAAAGAAGAAGACTTTTGGCCAGAAGCTTCGTGAGACATTTGTAGCTGCTGATATTTCTAATGTCGGAGATTACATTCTTAGAGAGATCTTTGTTCCAACAATTAAGGACGTTATTGTGAACTCTGTCAGGAACACTGTATCAATGTTGGTTTATGGTGAACCAGATAGAGGGTCTTACAGACGTTCATCTAGAAGTTCAGGAGGGGCTTATATTCGTGATTACTATGATTATGACTCTTATGGGTCTTATTATAGACCTGACGATTCTTATAGGAGGCGCCGGCCTATTGATGCTGGTCCTACTACTTCCAATTATTTGCCTAGTGGTGGCAATATTGAGATTTGGTATCCGTACTATCCGGAAGCCATTGATGTTCTTAGGAACCTTCGCGATGGTCTTGGGACTCATCCTTCTGTTACTTTAAGTAATTTATATGAGTTGTCTAGGATGAGTGATATGATAACACCAGAGTGTTCATCCAGGGGCTGGACAGATTTGTCAACGGCTTATGTCAAGCAGGAAGGAAATAGTGGTATACTTGTTCTTCCGCCGACATGCTTCTTGAATGGAGATTGATATTTATGGGAACATCTGATATAGATTTTGCTCCTGTGGTATTTTTCCAGGATGTATTAAATTCAGAACGCAAATATGGGAACCTAACACGTTGGACAAGGGTTGATGACTATACAGCTCTTTTATATTTTGACGTGTTCGGTCAGGAAGTTCCAGAAGTGCTTGTTATACGGTACATAGACAAGTATGATTGGGAACTGACAACATTAACTAGGTTCACAAGAAGAGAATTAGGAAAGGAGAATTGATATTTCTATGAATCTAATGACTCTAAAAAATGGTGCATCTGCAGTATTTAATGTAAGCAAGATGTTTGTTAAGGATCATGCACCACAGATTCTTATTGGTGTAGCAATTGGTTCAGAAGTTGGTGCAATTGTGTCCAGTTGTTACGCTATGACAAAGATGCCTGATATTATCGATGCTCACAAAGAGGCAGCAGATAATGCCAGGTTTGCTCTTAAAAATGGTGATATTTCTAAAGAGGAGTATCAGAGAGCAATTACAAAAGTCTACATCAATACAGGTGTAGACTCTATTAAGTATTGGGCTCTACCTGTAGCACTTACAGGTGTCTCGATAACCTCCGGCCTTGCTGCTTATAATAAGATTAATAAGAAGTATGTTGGAGCAATGGCCAGCCTTGCAACAATCTCAGATAAGTTCAGAACTTATAGAGATAATGTTGTTGAGGATGCTGGTATTGAACGTGATAAGATCTATCTCAACAATGGCATTCTTAAAGCAAAGGCTCTTAGACTTCATAATGGTAACACAAAGAGTGGAACAGAGCAGGCGTACACAGATAAAGAGATAAATAAGGCAATGTGTGCAGGTAACCCGGAAGAGATACTTGAAAAGTCTGCTACGAGTGATGTTGCGAAGGCATATATGCGCTCTAACAACCCTTATGAGTTTGAATGGTCTAGAGACACTGTTGATGGAGATATTTTCAACGAGAATGATCACAGATATAATGTAAATTATGTCATAGGTTATAGGCTTCAGTATTGGAATAATAGACTTCAGGTTAATGGAATTGTAACTCTGAATGAGGTTCTTAGGTCAATTGGTCTTACATGCTATATGTCATCTGAATTTGATGATATTGGTTGGTGCAAGAAGAAGTATGATGAACGTTGCGATGGCTTCATTGACTTTGGATTTGACAAGGCTGAAGTAGTAACACCTGAAAGACAGATGTGGAAGGAACCTACACCTTATATTGATGAGATGTTTAGAAAGAATCCTGACACTGACAGAGTCATGCTTGTAATGAATTGTTGTGATATTCGTGAAGCAAAGAAGCAGGCTTATGGAGACTATTTTGGTAAAGACGGAAAGTTGAATTTGTTGACTGCTTATCGTAATGTCTAATTGGAGGCTCACATGAATAGTATACTAAAAGGTTTACTGATATTTATTGGTGGCGTCGCTGTCGGAGGTGGCGCTACATATTTTGTAGTTAATAGTATTAATGAAGAGAAGAAAGATAAGGAAATCTCTGATAAGGTTGAGGCAGCAGTAAGAGAGTACAAGGCTCACGAACTCTCTAAGCTTAACCATGATATTAAGGAGAACATTAAGTCTGCTATTATTAAGGATGAGCCTGAAAAGGTTGATGATAGACAGATTGATATTTTCGAGTACACTAAGAAGATTAGAGATGCTGGATATTCTGCCTATGCTTCTAGTGTTAAGGAACCTGACGAAGCTCCAGATGATGTAGTATTGGAGAAGCACAATGCCTTTGATGACTCAAAACTCATTAATGAAGATGATATTTCTGAAGATGAGGAAGACGAAGATGAACCTGGTGAGACAGCAGTAAAGAAAGCACCTTACTTGATATCTCCAGATCAGTTCCAGAATGATTATACAGATGAGTATGATAAGGAATCGTTGATATTGTTCAAGGATAATATTCTTACGGACGAGAACTTTGCAGAGGTATCTTTTAAGGATGCTGAGAAGTTGCTCGGAGGACCCAAGTTGTTCACAGCATTCGGTAGTAAGGGTGCTAAGAAGGATACGGTTTATATTCGTAATGAACTCCATCATACTGACTATGAGATAGTTCGTTCTCCTCGAAAATATGTAACAGATGTTCTTCATATGGAGGATGAAGACGAGGAGTAATATTATGGATGATGATATTTATGAAATTGTCCTTAGAGATGCATACTTTAGATGGTTGTGTCACTTTATAGGATTTGACGATATCGGATATTCATCATGTAGACATTGTCTTCTTCTTACTTATCTGTATAGCATGGATTTCTATATTATGGACGATGTAGAGGGTAATGAACAGAACAGAATTATTGATGCTACAGACTTAAAAGTTGAGTTCTGTGAGACACATCCGGAGATTGATCCAGATACAATGTTTGAAAATGATCCTTCCGTACTGGAAGTCCTTGTGGCATTGGCTAGAAGGATCGATTTTGACATTATGTATGACTCACAAATGGAGAGAAATTCTTCATATTGGTTCTGGAAAATCATACAAAATCTTGGTATGGATTGTTTTACGGACGATAATTACAACTATAATTGGTCATATGACGATGTGGACATCATAATGGAGCGCTGCATGGATCGTACGTACGACAAAAATGGGAACGGATCCCTTTTTCCGCTCAAAAATCCCACTTTTGATCCCAGAAAAATGGAAATTTGGATGCAAATGCAGGCTTGGTTGAATGAAAATTATCCGTAAAAATGGTCATTTTTGAGGAAAAATCCCAAAAAAGTGGGACAAATCCCAGTTTTATTTTCAAAAGTGGGACAGCTGAAACCCTTGAAAATAAAGGGTTTGCGGGCTTTTTGTCCCAGAATCCCACTTTTTTCTTATATTAATTGGTTTAGAAAAATATATATTATATAAATAAAGTTGGTGTAAAAAAGTGGGAAACTGGGATTTTGGGATTTTTTAGAGTAAAGTAAGAAGGAGAACGGCGTGTGGATTTTGTTAAAATTACACAAAAAGTGATGAAAAATGGTACTATAGAACTTAGTCCGTCGTTCATAGTTATGCATTCTAAAGATTTATTGGTCAAAGGTGGTAGGTTTTATGGTATTTGGGATGAAACTAATAACACCTGGAGTACTGATATTTTAGATGTACCAAGAATAGTAGATAATGAATTGTATGAAGAACGTAATAAAATGCAAACTAGTGTCCCTGTTTATATTAAAACCTTGACGGATTTCAGTACGAATAAATGGACTGAGTTTGATACGTTCTTAAAGAAGATGCCAGATTCAAAAGCAGAGTTAGATAGTAAATTGATATTCTCTAATATGGAGACAACAAGAGAAGATTACGCATCTAAGAAATTGTCATATCCTCTTGAAGAAGGAGATTATAGTGCTTATGATGAACTTATAAGTACTTTATATTCTAAAGAGGAACGACAAAAGTTAGAATGGGCAATTGGAAGTATTGTTGCTGGTGAAGGAAAAGATATTCAAAAGTTTATTGTCTTATATGGTGAATCTGGTGCGGGTAAGTCTACAGTACTAAATATTATTCAAAAATTATTTGATGGATATTATACGATATTTGATGCTAAGTCGTTAGGAAGTGGTTTGAATCAATTCTCAACAGAGATGTTTAAGAACAATCCATTAGTAGCCATTCAGCATGATGGTGATTTGAGTGATATTCGTGACAACACAAAGTTGAACTCAATTGTATCTCATGAGTTAATGTCTATTAATGAGAAGTTTAAAAATCTTTATGTTGCTAGAAGTAATTGCTTCCTATTTATGGCGACTAATAAACCAGTTAAAATTTCCGATGCCAAATCGGGGTTAATTAGAAGACTCATAGATGTCAGACCTACTGGAAAGAAAGTAGGCAGTAAAAGATATTTTGAGTTGATGAATGAGATTAACTTCGAACTTGGCGCTATAGCTGCTCATTGTCTTGATATTTACCGGAGCCTGGGTAAATATTATTACGATGAATATAGACCACTTGACATGATGTTCCAAACAGATTTCTTCTTTAACTATGTTGAGGAGAACTTTGGATTCTTTTGTGAGAATGAGTTCGTAACATTAACACAGGCTTATGAGCTGTATAAACAATATTGTAGTGATTCTTCAATTGAAAGACAAATTCCTAAATACCGGTTTAGAGAAGAGCTCAAGAATTACTTTGAACAATATTTGGAGGAAACCCGAATTGATGGTAAGCATGTTAGAAATGTTTACACCGGATTTCTTAAGGACAAGTTCAAGATGGCTCAGAAGGTAATACCGCTGTCTGATCCACGCGAGGATAAACCTCTTTCCTTAATATTGGAATATACAGAGTCATTGTTGGATAAAGAATTAAAAGATTGTCCGGCTCAGTACGCTAATCGTTATGAAACTCCATCGGTAGCATGGGATAACTGTGAAACAACCTTAAAAGATATTGACACAAGTAAGGTCCATTATGTACTGCCACCCAAAAATCTTATATGTATTGACTTCGATTTGAAAAATGAGAAGGGCGCAAAGGATAGATGTAGGAATTTGGAAGCAGCTGCCCTGTGGAAACCAACTTATGCCGAATATAGTAAGGGTGGAAGCGGGTTACATTTATATTATTGGTATACTGGTGATGTAGAGAAACTCAGTAAGTTATATTCTGAGGATATCGAGATCAAAGTATTTACTGGTAAAGCTTCTCTTCGTAGAAGAGTAAGTAAATGTAATGATATTCCTATAGCTACACTGTCAAGTGGTCTTCCTTTAAAGGAAGAAAAGAAAGATATGTTAAGTGAAAAGGCTATAATGTCTGTTGGTGGGTTAAGAAGACTTATAAACAGATGTTTAAAGAAAGAATTTGGGTCCACAACGGAGAATATTAATTTCATTAAAGATATTCTTGATGAAATGTATGATAGTGGAATGCCATATGACGTTACAGATATGTATGGTGATATTTTGGCATTTGCTATTGGGTCAACTCATCAGTCGGATAATTGCTGCAAGAAAGTAGACCAGATGAAGTTTAAATCTGCAGACGATATTGAGAATAAAGAACCGAGTTCAGAGTTACCATTGATATTCTTTGATGTGGAAGTTTATCCTAATTTGTTTGTAGTGGTCTATAAAGAAGCAGGTAGAGAGAAGATTAAGTTAATTAATCCAAAACCTATTGATATTCTGGCTATTATACAGAATTACAGGCTAGTAGGTTTTAACTGCAGAAGGTATGATAATCATATCATGTATGCAAGAAGTATTGGATATTCTCTTGAAGACCTGTTCAACCTTTCTCAGAGCATAATAAACTCAGACAAAGGTAGTAAGAACAATGCAATGTTCCTTGAAGCATATAATATTAGTTATACAGATGTGTATGATTATATGAATGCTGGCGAGAAAATGTCTCTTAAGAAATGGGAAGTTAAACTTGGAATTCATCATCAAGAAATGGATATTCCTTGGGATCAACCTGTTCCTAAAGAGAAATGGTATGATGTTGCTGATTATTGTGGAAACGATGTTGATGCAACAGAAGCAGTGTTCAATGCAACTCAAGGTTCATTTGTAGCAAGAAAAATCTTAGCCGCTTGGACTGGAATGACTGTTAATGATACAACAAATACATTAACAACGCGAATGATATTTGGTAAGGAGAAGAATCCTCAGTCACAGTTCTTTTATAGAAACCTGGCTGAGAATGGCGGTTCTGGATATTTCTGCTATAAGGATTTCTTGGCCGGTAAGGATTGTACTGGCAAGAAACCATACTTCCCTGGTTATGAATTTGATCATGGTAAGTCTACTTATCGTGGTGAAGAGATTGGTGAAGGCGGAAGAGTTTATGCAGAACCTGGAATGTATGAGAATGTAGATGTTGAAGATGTTGCTTCAATGCATCCTCATTCAATTCTTGCTGAAATGTTGTTCGGTCCATACACTGAGAAGTTTAGAATGCTTGTTGAGGCGCGAGTAGCGATCAAGCATAAAGACTTTGATTTAGCTAAGAAACTCTTACCTCAAGAAGTTCATCAATTCTTGAATGAAGAGAATGCAAAAGCATTGGCTGATGCTCTGAAGACAGCAATCAATTCTGTATATGGATTGACAAGTGCCAGATTTGCAAATCCGTTTAAGGATCCTCGTAATATTGATAATATTGTTGCAAAGCGTGGTGCTTTGTTCATGACAGATTTGAAGTTTGCTGTTCAGGAGAAAGGTTTTGTTGTTGCACACATTAAGACAGACTCAATTAAGATTCCAAATGCTACACCTGAGATAATTGACTTTATCAGAAAGATGGGTAAAGCTTATGGATATTCTTTCGAGACAGAGTCTAAGTATTCAAGAATGTGTCTTGTAAACGATGCAGTTTATATTGCTCTTAATGAGGAAGGTGAATGGGAAGCAACAGGTGCTCAGTTCGCTGTGCCATTTGTTTATAAGACATTGTTCTCTCATGAACCATTGATATTCTCAGACTTCTGTGAAACAAAGTCCGTAACAACCGCTTTATATTTGGACTTTAATGAAGAAGGTGAGCATAACTATCAGTTTGTTGGTAGAACAGGATTGTTCTGTCCAATAAGACCTGGTCATGGTGGTGGTGTACTTCTTAGAGATACTGGTAATGATATTCCAGAACCAGTTAAGGAAGAGAAGGAATCAGAAAGAGCATTTGAGAAGCGTTATCAAAAATGGCTTGATACAGGTCATGGTAAATATGCGTCAGCAACAGGCGCTAGTGGATATCGATGGATGGAAGCAGAGGTTGTTAGAAATACACACTGTGAGAAGTACATTGATATTTCATACTATGAGAAACTTGCAGAAACAGCAGTAGACACAATCTCAGAGTTTGGTGACTTTGAGTGGTTTGCCAATAGTGATGGAAACTCACCTATTGAACACGGTAGTGGTAAATCTATTTATATTTTCTCCGATGGTGTTCCATGCGGAGATAACAAATTTGAAACATGTTATGACTGTCCTGAATTTAAAGAAGGCAGATGTAACAAAGAATACAATTTAAATGATAATTTGATAGGAGAAGATTGATATTTATGGCTAATAATAATTTGCTTATTAGAAACGCAAGACTGATTTACAGAAACTTCGAGGGTGTTGGAACAGACTTTAACTCTCCCGGAGATAGAAACTTCTGTGTAATTATTGATAAGGAACTCGCAGACAGACTTTCAGCTGAAGGTTGGAATATTAAGATTAGTAAGCCACATCCTGAAGATCCTGATTATGAGCAGTTCTTCTTCTTTAAGGTTCAGCTCACATATAGAGATAAGAAGACAGGACTTCCTAAGAGATATCCGCCTGAAATCTATATGATTAATTCTACAGGTAAGCATCTTCTTAATGAGAATACAGTTAAGGTTCTTGATAAGAAGAGAATCATTAAGACTGATCTTACAATCTCGCCTTGGACTTATGAAGATCGTAGGACTCATGAGCCTAGAGTTTCAGCATATGTTAAGGAACTTTATGCAACAGTTGATGAATCAGAACTTGAAAGAGAATATTCTTCCTATGATGGTCCTGAAATTGAACTTCCGTTTACACCTGACTAATGTTTAAATTAAGGCCTGATCAAGAAAAGGCTTTGGCTAATCTCAGAAACGGCTCCATCCTGTGTGGTGGGGTCGGCTCTGGGAAGTCAATTGTTTCTCTTGCATATTATTATACAAAGATTTGTGATGGTTCAATTGATCCTTGGAGAATAAAAACCAAAGGACCACAACTTTATATTATCACAACAGCAATGAAAAGAGATACTTTTGAATGGGAAGATGAAGCTAATAGATTTCTAATGAATGACATGATAATTGATTCATGGAATAATATTAAAAAGTATGCAGACGTATCTAATGCTTTCTTTATATTTGATGAACAACGTGTCGTTGGTTGGGGAGCTTGGTCTAAAACATTTGTAAAGATTGCTAGAAAGAATCGATGGATATTATTGAGTGCAACACCTGGTGACAAATGGGAAGATTATGGACCAGTATTTGTTGCCAATGGATTCTATAGAAATATTACAGATTTTAGACAATCACATTTCGTTTATTCTCGATATACAAAGTATCCTAAAGTTACATCATATATGAATCAGGGAAGATTGATATTCTATAGAAACCAAATATTAGTTCCTATGGATTATAAGAATCCTGCTGAATCTCATTATATTGATATTAGTTGCGGTTATAATAAAGATGACTTCACAAAAGTTTATAAGTATCATTGGAACATTTATGAAGATTGTCCTATAGTTAACGGAAGTGAATGGTGCAAGCTTCAGAGAATGTTAGTTAATAGTGATCCAAGAAGAATTGAAGAATTTAGAAAATTGGCTAAGGAAAATCCTAAAGCTATAGTATTTTACAATTTCGACTACGAACTAGAAATATTGAGAAAAGTAGCTAATGAAGAATCATTGATATTTGCAGAATGGAATGGCCATAAACATGAGCCAATTCCTGATACAGATAATTGGCTTTACTTTGTTCAGTACAATGGTTCGGAAGGTTGGAATTGTATAAAAACAAACGTTATAATTTTTTATTCATTAAACTATAGTTATAGAACAATGAAGCAGGCTGCTGGAAGAATCGATAGATCTAACACACCTTTTAAGCATTTATATTTTTATAGGCTAAAATCTAATTCTCCAATTGATAATGGAATTGCTTATGCTGTTAAACGGAAGAAAGATTTCAATGAGTCTTCGTTCATTGGTAAAAAATTCAATAATGAAGAGGTCGCAAGAAAAACACAGCTTATAATAGAAGGAGAGAGAGAATAAGCAAATTTTTCATCTCCTTTATATTTTACGGTACACATTTAGAAAGGAGGTACAAATGCAAAAAAGCGAAGGAAAGTTTAAGACGGCTCTTAAAAAAGATATTCAAGAAAGACTTCCAGGAGCAATCGTAGTTTATTTAAACCCTAATGATATTAAGGGAATACCTGATATGGAAGTTATATACAAGGATCGCTGGGCAGTACTTGAAGCAAAAGCTTCTGAGGAAGATTATCGTAAAGATATTGCTAACCCTGAAAAGATGTCCCAGTCATATTATGTAAAGAAAATGAATGAAATGTCTTTCGCAGCATTTATATTTCCTGAGAACAAGGAGGAAGTATTAAATGCTATGGAATCCGCATTACGCTCTCCAAGGTAAGCATGCATTTCTTGGAGCATCAAACTATCATTGGTTAAATTATGACAACGAGAAACTTGATATTTCATTTACTAATTATTTAGCAAAAGAAAAGGGAACTAAGATTCACGCAATTGCTAAAGATTTGATCGATGAAAAGATAATGCTTCCGAGAAGTAGAAAGACATTAAACATGTATGTTAATGATGGCATTAGATTTAATGTAAATACTGAACAAGTTTTATATTATAGTGATAATGCTTTCGGAACAGCAGATTCTATTAAGTTTGAAGAGTATAAGAAATTCCTTAGAATTCACGATCTTAAAACTGGAATCACTCCAACACATATAGAACAGTTGGAAATTTATGCTGCTTTGTTCTGTTTGGAATATGGTTATGAACCAAAAGATATTCAGATGGAATTTAGAATCTATCAGTCAGATGATATTTTTATGGAGAATAATGAAACAGAACCATATTTAGCAGAAAAGATTCAGACGATAATATCTAAAATAATTTTATTCGATAAACGAATAAATGAATTAAGCAAAGGAGAATAACACAAATGGATAATGAAAGACCAGACGAATTATCCCATAGTGGCGTCAAGAGACGAAGCGGAAGATATCCTTATGGATCTGGAGATGTTCCGTATCAGCATGAACCTTGGTTTGAAGGTTTTGGTGAAGGTGGCGTTTCTTCCTCTCCTTATGCTCAGGAATTATGGTATAATAATTTTGATTATGGTGGAACTAAGTCTTATCAAAGAGCTCCTTGGTTCTGCGATGAAGTATTAAAACTTAAGAAACAAGGTTTATCAGAAAAAGATATTTGCAAAAAGTTAACACCAAAAGATGCACCAATAGATAAGAAGACTGGAAAACCAAAAGAGATGTCAATCAATGAATTGCGTTCTCGTGTTACAGTTTCCAGAAATGCAAAGCAGCAGTCATTGATATCTCAGGCAGAGAAACTTAAAGATACTGGAATGTCTAATACTGCAATAGCTATTGAAATGTTTGGTGATGCATCTAAAGAATCAACAGTTAGAAATCTTTTAGATCCAAGTGCAAGAGAGAAATCTGATGTAACCTTTAAGACAATGAATATGCTTAAAGATGAAGTTGGTAAAAAAGAGTTTATTGATATTGGTGCAGGTGCTGAGTATATGGCTAATGTATCAAGAACTAAACTTAATGCTGCAGTATCTGGTCTTGTCGATGAAGGTTATAAGATTCATTACTTAAAAGTCACACAGCTTGGAACAGGAGAAAGCACATCTCTTAAAGTACTTGGTCCTCCTGGTTCAACATATAAAGAAGCTAATGCTGCTAAGAATGATGCAAAGATTGGAACACTTGGTGATTATTACTTCGATGATAAAGGTAAGACATTCTTAGGAATTAAAGATCCTGTTTCTATTGATTCTAAGCGTATTGATATTTGTGCTGCAGAAGAAGGTGGAAAGTTAAAGGATGGTCTTATTGAACTTCGTCGAGGCGTTGACGACTTATCAATTGGTAATTCAAAGTATGCTCAGGTTAGAATAGCTGTTGATGGTAAATATTACATTAAAGGAATGGCTGTTTATGCAGACGATCTTCCGAAAGGTATTGATATTCGTGTAAATTCTAACAAGTCAAGAGCCAAACTTGGTGATGATCCTACTGGATATTTGAAACTTATGAAAGGTCTCGAATATGCAAAGGATGCCAACGGTAAAGAAACCAAAAAGATAATTGGTAAAGTTGACAAAGATAATCCTTTTGGCGCATCAATTAAGGAATCTCATGATGAGAATGCTACAGAAGAAGATATTAAGCTTCTTGCTGGTGGCCAATATGAGTATCTTGGAAAAGATGGAAAGAAACATTTAGGTGCAATCAATAAAGTTAATGAAGAAGGTGACTGGTCTAAGTGGTCAAGGAATCTTGCTAGTGAATTCTTAGCTAAACAGCCAGTTCCTCTTGTTAAAAGACAGCTTGATGTAGCTTATAAAGCAAAACAAGAAGAATTTGATAGAATTAATGAACTTACAAACCCTGTTGTTAAAAAGAGATTGATGGAATCATTTGCAGATGAGTGTGATTCAGATGCAGTCAATCTCAAAGCAGCAGCAATGCCAAGACAAGCAACATCTGTAATATTACCTTCTAAAACTTTGAAAGATGGTCAGATTTATGCTACTAATTTTAAAGAAGGCGAAGAGGTAATACTTATTAGATATCCTCATGGTGGTAAGTTTGAGATTCCACATCTTAAAGTAACTCATCGTAATGCTGAGTGCAAAAAGATGATAGGAACAAATCCAAAAGATGCTGTATGTATTAATTCTAAAACAGCTGCTCAGCTTTCTGGTGCAGACTTCGATGGTGATACAGTTCTTGTCATACCTAATAATAATCATTCAATTCAGCATCAGAATCCTCTTGATGGATTAAAAGATTTTGATACAGGAATCTATAAAGCATATCCTGGAATGCCAAAGGTTAAGCATCAAGCAATGCAAACTGAAATGGGCAAGATAACAAATCTTATAACAGATATGACAATCAAGGGTGCTGGTAATGATGAATTAGCTAGAGCAGTAAAACATTCAATGGTTGTTATTGATGCTGAAAAGCATAATCTTGATTATAAGAGATCTTATGAAGAGAATGGAATTGCAGCATTAAAAGAATATTATCAAGGTGGAGCAAACAAAGGCGCTTCTACATTGATATCTAGAGCCAAATCAGAAGTTAGAGTTCCAGATAGGAAACGCTCGTTGATGTCTGAAGGAGGCCCAACAGATCCAGTTACTGGTGAAAAACGATGGACAGAGAAATCACCAAAAGATTCAACTTATAAACAATTAAAGACTAGAGTTGCTACCAAAAAAGATATTGCTAATGGCGCTAAACCTGGAAGCAAAGTTCCAGTATTAGATGAAAATGGCAATGAGATTTGGGAAGATAGAAGACGAACGATAAAGTCTACTAAGATGTATGAAGCAAAAGATGCATATGAATTATCATCTGGAACAAGAGTTGAAAATGCATATGCTGATTATGCTAACAACATGAAGAAACTTGGCAATAAAGCTCGTCTTGTCTCAATGAATACTCCTAAAATGAAATATGACCCTGAAGCAGCTATTAAATACAAAGAAGAAGTTGAAGATCTTAAAGCTGCTAATAATCTGGCTAAGATGAACTCCCCTAAAGAAAGACAAGCTCAGATTCTTGGTAATAAAATATTTAATGCTAAGAAAAGAGATAATCCAGATAGGAAGGATGACAAGGATTGGCTTAAGAAGATGAAGGGTCAGGCTATTAGTGGAGCCAGATCTAAAGTTGGTGCCAAGAAGCAGACAGTAAACATAACACCTAAGCAATGGGAAGCAATCCAAGCAGGTGCTGTTAGACAAACTCTTTTGGAAGACATTCTAAAAAATACATCACTGGATGTGATACAGTCCTATGCTACTCCATATAAGGAGACACCAATAGACCCTGCTAGGACAAGTAGGGTAAAGTCCCTATTAAATATGGGATATACCCAAGCCTATATAGCCGAGCAGTTAGGAATCTCGGCCTCTACTGTAAATAAGATAGCCAATGGATAAAGGAGGGTACTCATGGAAAACGAAATAAAACCCATGCTGTTAACAACCTCTGATAACCCCTTCAATCCATTTACCCAGCCCACAGAATGGGAGGCATATGACAGTGATCATGGCTACCATTGTAGAGAGTATCTCGCTAGGGTTGCATTTGTTTCACCTGATCTACCAGATGACGAGTATACCCAAGCAGTAAATGATGCAGTACTTAGTATTATAGCATTCAATAGTAAGTACCCTGATCCTGTACTACCAGAAGGTGTTACCTATGAGGTAGCAGTAGAAAACAATTAAAAGTTTATTGCAACATTGAAATGAATTAAAGAAGCTTTTTATTAATTGTTTCTTTAATTCTTTCTTTGTTGCTTTAACTTTTGTTTTTCTTTTCTTTTGTACATAATTAAATTAAAGAAAAAAGCAAATGATTTGAATTGCAAGGTTGTCTGGTTCTTGTAATTAAAAAATAATTCATTGTTTTCCCCTTTCTTTTGAATCGTTTGTTTGAATCATTTGCTTTCTTGTTTAATTTAGTTTGTAAAAAAGAAATGAACACAAAGACCACCTTAACCTGTTACATTCAAAACAGGGAGGGGGGTCTCGAAAAATATACCCCCCTTATGCATCGCGGCTGTCCCAAAAAATTCTCCGGGGGATATTTTTAAGAAATGTTTTTGGGTTTAAACTGCGATGAAACTATACCAATACTTAATCTAAACTAGAAGTGCGAGGAAAGAAACTCTTATGGCATGGCAGTATTATAATCCAAATCCTAAGGCAAACTTAGTTGGAGATTGTGTAGTTAGAGCTTTGACATTAGGTTTAGGTAAAGATTGGGATACTACATATTTAGAAATTAGTACACAAGCATATGAAATGAAAGACATGCCATCATCTAATGAAACTTGGGGTATGCTTTTAAGACGAAAAGGATTTAAACGTTATATTATTCCTAATGAATGCCCAGATTGTTATACAATTGAGGACTTTTGTAAGGATCATCCTTATGGGACTTATATTCTTGCCACTGGAACACATGTAGTTACTTGTGTTAATGGTGATTACTATGATACTTGGGATAGTGGTAAGAAGATTCCTATATATTATTTCACGAAAGAAGGTTAACAAATGAATTATTCTAACCCGTACAATCCATTTCCGCTGACTACAAGACAGAGTAATGAAATTACCTGCCAGTATGTTCAGGGATTAGAGGCAGCTAAGGCATTTCCACTAGGACCTGGCCAGTTTGCTGTACTTATAGATATTTCAGACCCAGTAATTTACACAAAATCTACTGATCAGTTTGGAAGACCTTCTCCTGTGAAGATTCTTGATTATACAGAGCGAATCCAGAACAATAATCCGCTCCCTCAGAATGTATCTGATAATTTTGTAACAAAGAATGACTTTGAAGAGTTTAAGAATGAAATCAAAGAGTTTAAGAATGAAATCAAAGATATGTTGAGACCGAGACAGAATAACTATAAGAAACCCAGGGAGGAACAGTAATGCCTAGTCCTATCTATCAGCAGTTCCAACCTCAGAATAATCCGCTAATGATGCTTGCACAACTTAAGCAGAATCCTGCAGCAGTTCTAGCATCAAGATTTAATATACCTCAGGGCATGAATGATCCAAATGAGATTATTCAACACTTGTTAAATACTAATCAGGTTTCTCAACAGCAGGTTAATCAGTTAATGAACATGAGGAATAATCCTCAGATTCAGCAAATGTTTAATATGAAATAAGGAGACTCCTATGTTATCAAACACAGCAACTCCGAAGTACTACGGCGAGTTCAGAGATGCTGTTAGACGAGGAGAAATACCAATCAATCGAGAGATTGAAATGGAAATGAATAGGATTGACAAACTTATAGAGAATCCTGGAATCTATTATGACGATAAAGCAATGGATGGATTCGTTAAGTTTTGTGAATCAGAATTAACACTAACTGATGGTTCAGATTTGCATCTTTTGCCCAGTTTTAAATTGTGGGCTGAGCAAATCTTCTGTTGGTATTACTTTATTGAGAGAAGTGTCTACGAACCAAATAAGAATGGTAAAGGTGGTCATTATGTTAGAAAGACAATTAAGAAGAGATTGGTTAATAAACAGTATTTAATAATACCAAGAGGCGCTGCTAAATCGATGTATGCAAGTGTTATACAGGCATTTTATCTTACTGTAGACACTTCAACAACTCATCAAATTACTACAGCACCAACAATGAGACAAGCAGAAGAAATAATGTCTCCGATTAGAACTGCTATAGCTAGATCTAGAGGACCGTTATTTCAGTTTATGACTGAAGGATCACTTCAAAATACAACGGGTTCTAAAGCTAATAGACAGAAACTCGCAGCTACCAAAAAAGGTGTTGAGTGTTTCCTAACCGGTTCTCTATTAGAGATAAGACCTATGTCGATCGATAAATTGCAAGGTCTTCGTTGTAAAACAGCAACAGTTGACGAATGGCTTTCTGGTGATATTCGTGAGGATGTAATTGGTTGTATTGAACAAGGAGCTTCAAAGATGGATGACTATCTTATAGTTGCCACATCTTCAGAGGGTACAGTAAGAAATGGTCCTGGTGATACCATCAAAATGGAACTTATGTCCATTTTAAAAGGTGAATATGTTAATCCCCATGTCTCCATTTGGTATTATAAATTAGATGACATTAAAGAAATTAATAATCCTGAAATGTGGATTAAGGCGAATCCAAATCTTGGTAAGACTGTAACTTATGAGACATATCAGCAGGATGTTGAAAGAGCTGAGAATAATCCGTCTGCTAGAAATGATATCTTGGCTAAAAGATTCAACATTCCTATGGAGGGCTATACTTACTTCTTCACATATGAAGAAACAATACCTCACTCTAAGGTAGATTTTTGGTCCATGCCTTGTGCTATGGGCGCAGATCTTTCACAGGGAGATGATTTCTGTGCTTTTACATTTTTGTTCCCATTACAAAGAGAACAATTTGGTATAAAAACTAGAAGTTATATTTCTGAGAGAACCTTAAATAATCTACCAGGAGCCCTTAGACTTAAGTATCAAGAATTTATGGATGAAGGATCACTAATGGTTCTTAATGGAACAGTTCTTGATATGATGGAAGTATATGACGATCTCGATAAGTTCATAACAGAGAATTCATACGACGTTAGATGCTTTGGATTTGACCCGTATAATGCTCAAGGTTTTGTTGAACGATGGTCAGCAGAAAATGGACCTTTTGGTGTTACGAAAGTAATACAGGGTGCAAAGACAGAATCGGTTCCTTTAGGTGAACTTAAGAAGTTATCAGAAGATGGCCTCCTCATTTTTGATCAAAGTCTTATGTCATACACTATGGGAAATTGTATTGTTCTCGAAGATACTAATGGCAACAGAAAACTTTATAAGATTAGATATGATCATAAGATTGATAATGTTGCTGCTATGATGGATGCTTATGTAGCCTTTAAAGCTAATAGAGAAGCATTTGATTAATTTAGTTTTCTATTAATTGCGCAATAGAAATAGAAAAAATTTAAACGAAGGAGGAATCATATTTAATGATTTCAAGTGGATCAGACAACATGGTGATGCCTGTAGCTCCTATGTATGGCAGCGGTAATGCTGGCTTCGGTAGTGGCTGCTTTGGCGGAGACTGGGCCTGGATCATTCTGCTTCTCCTGCTCGCCGGTAACGGGTGGGGTAACGGATTTGGTGGCGGTTTCGGTGGAGACGGTGTTATGCCTTATCTCTGGAACACTCAGACTCAGAATGATGTAAACAGAGGTTTCGATAACTCTGGCCTTACATCTCAGCTTTCTGGTATTCAGAATGCTATCACAACTGGATTTGCGAATGCAGAAATGTCGAACTTCCAGGGCTATAGCAACATCGCCTCTCAGCTTGCTCAGTGCTGCTGTGAGAATCGTCTTGCTACAGCAAACCTCGGTTCTGATATTGCTCGTGAGGCTTGTGCTACAAGGACTAGCGACACTCAGAACACACAGACTCTCCTTAATGCAATTACTGGCGGTATCCAGTCTATTAAGGATCAGATGTGCAATGATAAGATTGATGCAAAGAATGAGAAGATTGCAGATCTTGAAAGACAGCTCACATCTGCTCAGAACAATGCATACCTCACAAAGGGCTTTAGTGATGAAGTTGATGCTCTTTATAACAGACTTTCTAACTGCCCTGTTCCTTCCATGCCTGTTTATGGTAGAACTCCTATCTTTACTTGCAACAGCAATAATAGTTGTGGTTGCGGTTGTGGAATGGGTTAAAGTGAGGTGGTACCTATGGCAGAATATTTAACGAGAGATCAGGTGGAAAATGTAGCACTTAATACTCCGATTCCATTTCTCGATTCTATCCGTTGCCCTAATGGATGTGTAATCCATTCTAGTGGCTCTGGTATTTTTATTCTGAGAGGTAAGACAAATAATTGTTTTGCTAGGTATGAACTCGAGTTCACAGGTAACATTAGTATTCCGACAGGTGGAGCAGTGACTCCTATAGCTACAGCGATAGTACTGTCGGGTGAACAGCAGCAGGGAAGTAGATCTATTTATACTCCCGCAGCAGTTGATGAGAATGGTAATGTTACAAGCAGAGCAACCATTGACATTCCTAGAGGATGCTGCCTTAACGTCTCTGTTGAGTATGTAAGTGGAGTTACTGATGGCACCACTGTACCGACTCCTACCATTAATGTAATTGATGGAAGCCTCTCTATTGAGAGAATTGCTTAAGAAAGGAGGAAGTACAAATGCGTGTATTAGATTCACTTTATGAAAAGATGGAAGACGAACTCAAGCAGATCTGTAAGAAAGAACCTCTTACAAAAGAGGATGTTGAACTTGTCTATAAGATGATCGATATTCTTAAGGATATTACTACAATTGATGCTATGAATAAGCCTGAAAATGAAGGATGGGCTCAGGATTACTCCGGAGAATATTCTAATAACTATGGCTATCGTAGATCATATGATGATGGATCTTATAGAAGAGGTAGAGATTCTATGGGTCGTTATACAAGTCGTGACGACTCCTATAGAGGTTCTTATGAGGATGGTTATAGCAGACATAGCAAAGAAGAGATGATTAACAATCTCAAGTCTATGATGGAAAATGCTAGAACTCCTGAGGAACGTGAAAATTATCGTGCTACAATCGAACAGATGAGTAGATAATTTGAGGAGGCCCTGAGTGAAATACCTTGGGGCCTCTTTTTATATGATTTAAATAGATGTTTTAATAGGGATAATTGGTTGATTTGATGAAAAGAGTCATTTGTGAGCCGTTCTCCTTTCTTAAGTGTACCGTTTAAAAACGTGCTAAAAATATTGGATCGATCAATTATCTCTATTAAGACAAAATCATAAAAATTTACAGAAAGGAGCATAAGTTTACAGCTATGTCTGGTGAACTTTATGAAAAAAGATAATTCTGAAAATAGTTCGCCAGGTAGAAAGAAGCGAACTTCGCCTCCGCCAATGACTCCAGAAGCCAAGGAAAATGAAATGATCTATTTGGCAGAGCAACTCGCGGAGAAGCAATTACGAGAAGGAACGGCATCTTCTCAGGTAATTGTACACTATTTAAAACTTGGCTCTTCAAAAGAAAAATTGGAAAGAGCAAAACTCGAGGAAGAGGTTAAATTGGTAACTGCCAAAACTGAATCCTTGGAGTCTCAAAAGAAGACTGAGGAAATGTATACAAAAGCCATTCAGGCTATGCGTGAGTATAGTGGTAAAGATGGTGAATATTTGGAGGATGATCTATGATGATATACAACAAAGATGAAAAAACCGGTGAGCTTTACCACTATGGTATAAAAGGGCAGCGTTGGGGTGTTAGACGTTATCAGAATGAGGATGGATCTTATACTGATGCAGGAAAAGCTTGGCGTTTAAAGCAGAAGGGAAGAATTAGTAAATATTCTCATGGTACAAACAATGTTAGAACTGCTCAAAGAACAGTTAGTAGAAGAAATGTACCACAGAGTTTGGGAGTTTGGGCTGGAAGTCTTGCCACTGGAGCTGGAATAGGAGCAGCCGTTGCAGGGCCTGTAGGTATGAGTGCTGGAATAGCTATTGGACATGTAGTCGGACTCGGTGCAGCTCTTGTTAATACATATAGGAATACAAAAATGATACAAGAAATGCAGGATTATGCAGAATCTAGTAAAAATTATGCCGACAAAATAATTGGTCAAACAGGCGATATACAGGTATCTGATATTATTAATAAAAAATAAGGAGGCCACAAATGCCAAATGAACTATATCACCATGGCATTAAGGGCCAAAAATGGGGAGTTAGAAGATTTCAAAATGAGGATGGTAGTTATACAGAAGAAGGAAAAAGACGATATAATATAAAAGAATCTAGCGCTTATGTTTTACCAAAAGGATCTACAATATATAGAGTTTCTACTGCAAAAAAAGAAAGATCAATGCTTAATCCTAATACTTATGCTTATACAGACGTTGATAAAAAAGTATATGAAGGAGCTTACTCAACATATTTAAAAATGCGATATGGTGGTAGAAAAGTTTATAAAAAAACATATGTCACAAAAAAAGATTTGGTAGCTCCTTCGGAAGAAAAAGCAAAACAATTGATTGAAAATAGAATTACTACTGATCCAGTTGTAAGATCGAAAGTTGCTATGTATGGTTCACATATGATTCAAACTGGACATCCGGCAATACAATATGCATTTAAAGATGGTAATAAAAAATTACCATCAGATCCAAAAACATGGAATGAACATCATAAGAATGTATTTGATAAAAATATGAGTTTTTTAGCGTATAATGTAATGATAGAAAATGATAAACGAGAATTACAAAACTTAATTAATGATACTAAAAAATTAGGTTATAATGCAATAATGGATTATAATAATAAAGATGTGTATAATAACTCCGTTGAGCCATTTATAGCTATTAATTCTAAAACAACTATAAAAGAAATAAAAAATGAAGAACTTACAAAAGAATATATATCAAAAACTATGAGTGAACTAGAAAAAGAAATAGGAAGGCGGCCAGTTATATGATGGAATATAAGGGTTACATAGTTGTTTCTGGATTCGCTCCAAAAAAAGAAGACATAGATGTAAAAAAATCTGCATACGAAACGTTGATGGATGTAATAGATCATAAAGACATAAATAAGGAGGTCACAAATGCCAAATGAAATTTACCATTGGGGTATAAAAGGACAGCGTTGGGGCTTCCGAAGATTCCAGAACGAAGATGGTTCCTTAACTCCAGAAGGAGAACTTCGTTATAATCAAGACAAGCAGAAAGCAGCTAGAGGAAAGGCTGCTGAAATGTATAAGACCAAGAAGTATAAGGCAAAACTGGCTC